TTCGGTCAACCTAAGATTAAGGCAAAAGGTGGTGAGTCTATTTGGTTAAACTCATCTATCGTATTTTTGTTTGGTAACCAAAAAAATGCGGGAACCAACAAAATTGCTGCGGTCAAAGACAAGAGAAAAGTTAAATTTGCTGTCCGAACCAAAGTTTCTGTGATGAAAAATCACATTAACGGATTGGGTTATGAGGACGGAAAAATTATTGTGACACCTCACGGGTTCTTGGCGGGTAAAGATTCTACCGAAGAGAAGAAATCTATTGAGGAATACAAATCTGAGCAATCAGAATATTGGAAAGCGGTAATCGGCAAAGACGGCGATTACAAATTGGAAGAAGAAAAAGAAGTGTAACCTTTTAATACAAAGGTTTTGACAAAGACATTATTAGTAGACGGCAACAATTTATTCAAAATTGGTTTTCATGGGGTTCGTGATTATTACCACAAAGGTAATCACATTGGTGGTTTATATCACTTCGTCAACACCCTCAGAAGATTCATCGAAGAAGATAACTATGATAAGGTAATCGTTGTTTGGGACGGAGAAAACAACTCCTCCCAACGACGACTTATCTATGCCGACTATAAAATGAATCGTAGACAGTCTTTAAATGAACAAAAGAAGGAGTCTTATGATTGGCAAATGTCAAGAATCAAACAGTATTTGGAGGATATGTTCATTCGACAACTGGAAGTCGAAGGGTGTGAAGCGGACGATGTGATTGCATATTATTGCAACATTTCAGAAGATGAACACAAAACTATATTTTCGTCAGATAAGGACCTTACACAACTTATCTCAGAGAAGGTGACAATCTACTCACCGAGTGAGAAAAAGTATCTTAAACAAGGGGAAAAGATTAATCTAAAGGACATTTCAATTCCACACGAGAACATTAAAACATTTAAGATTATATCGGGGGATAAATCCGACAATGTTGATGGTATTCAATACATGGGTGAAAAGACTTTTGTGAAATTATTTCCTGAGATAGTTGATAAAGTCCTTACTGTTGAGGATATTTTAAGTCAGGCTGAAGAACTACACTCAAGTGATAAGAACAACCGAGCGTTACAGAACTTATTAAGTGGGAAAACAAAATCAGGAGTTTATGGTGAAGAATTTTTTCTAATCAACAAAAAGCTCATAGATTTGTCGGACCCAATCATTAGTGAGGAAGGTAAGGAAGAAGTTGAGGACTATTACCGAGAAAGTTTGGACCCTGATGGTCGAGGATACAAGAATCTAATGAGAATGATGATGGATGACGGTATCTTCAAATACTTACCCAAACGAGATGATGCTTGGGTAAATTTTTTACAACCTTTTATGAAGTTAACTAGAAAAGAAAAAAAACGTTTTAAAAACAAAAAGTAAGATTATGAAAAATCAAAATGATGTAACTAAAATGGAGTTTTTGTTGACCTTGAATGACAACATTGTTGTTCAGCGTTACTACAATGTTCGTGGGTACAATCCAAAAGCTCGTAAGAGTATTGAGATGGTCAGAACAGTAGAAGAAATCTCTAACAAATTGATTGCGAGTTTAAAGGATAAGACATTGGTTTACATGTTGGACCATTACAACCAAATTGCGTTGGACCCAGCAATCCTTGACACGTCAAATACTGACGGACCGGAACATTTTAACATCTATATTAAACTTGGTGATGAGACAATTTGTCATAAAATTATTGACGCAAAATTATTCCCACCAAAAATAAGATACACCGTAGACATACGTCCGCAACTAAAAAGCGTGCTTCGGGCACTAACTGACATCTTCTCGACTGAAGATTTAACTTACCAATACATGGATTATCAGTTAGCTTAACTATATTTATATTTTACCCAACAGAAATTTTATTGATATGTCAAAAGAAATCAACTTCGGATACCTCGGAAACTCCTTCCAATTACAACTACTAAATAACATCATTGTTGACAAGGATTTCTCAAATTCGATTGTAGATGTTTTGGACCCGAAGTATTTTGATAATCAATATTTCAAGCTAATGATGCAAATGGTCAAAGAGTATTATCAGAAGTATGAACATGCTCCGACCTTCGCAACATTAGAACAACTTACAAAAAGTGAGATTTCCTCTCCTATGGCTCAAAAAATGGTCCTTGATACCATCTCAGAGGTAAAAGAGGCACCAATTGAAGGTTCTACTTTTGTTCAAGAAAAGTCACTGAAGTTCTGTAAACAACAAGAATTACAGAAGGTGATGAGTAAAGCTCAAAAGATTATCGACAAAGGTGATTTTGAGTCTTATGACCATTTGGAAGAGATGGTTAGAGAGGCACTTCAGGTGGGAGAAGTTGATACTGGAACTGCAGATGTTTTTTCAAACTTAGATGTGGTTTTGGACGACGATTATCGTCATCCAATCCCGATGGGTGTTCCAGGTATTGATAACCTACTTAAAGGTGGTTTAGCTAAGGGTGAAATTGGTGTGATTTTGGCTCCGACAGGTGTTGGTAAGACGACGTTCTTAACGAAGATTGCTAACAACGGATTCAACTTGGGTTACAATGTTTTACAGGTATTCTTTGAGGATAACCCAAAGATTATTCAGAGAAAACATTTTACCCTATGGACAGGAATTGCACCTGACAACCTTTCTAACCACAAAGACGAGGTGATGACCAAAGTCAAAGAGATAAAGGAAAACACTAAGAAAAGTTTGATTCTTAAAAAACTACCTTCGGATACTTTGACTATGAATCAAATTAAGAACCAAATTCGCAAGATGATTGCTGAGGGAAATAAGATTGATATGATTGTGTTGGATTACATTGATTGTATCACTCCTGATAAGAATTTGGGTGATGAATGGAAGAGTGAAGGCTCTGTGATGAGAGCGTTTGAAGCGATGTGTCACGAATTGGATATTGTGGGTTGGACCGCAACTCAAGGTAACCGTTCATCAATTTCTTCTGAGGTGGTAACAACAGACCAAATGGGTGGTTCTATTAAGAAGGCTCAGGTAGGTCACGTAATTATCTCAGTTGCTAAGTCTCTAACTCAAAAAGAGATGAATCTTGCCACCATTGCGATTACGAAGTCTCGTATCGGAAAGGATGGAATCATCTTCGAAAATTGTAAGTATGATAATGAAATGTTAGTTATCGATACTGAACAGAGTATGACTTTCTTAGGTCACGAGGAACAGAAAGAAGAAAAAAATCGAGACAGAATTAAAATGTTGATGGAAAAACGTCAACAAAGAGAGTCTCAAAATAATTAAGAAAAAATATAGGTATGGAAAGTTTAGTTAATGCAGTTAGTAAGGACATCCGCTATGTCGTAAAAAGAAGCGGTGAAAAAGAAGTGTTTGATACCACTAAAATCGAAAGAGCGGTTATCAATGCAATGAATGGTATTGATAAGGTTGACACAGAGATGGCTGAAAAGATTGCAAGAATTTCTACAAAAGCGATTTTTAGAAGTAATAAAGAGCACGTCCCTCATGTTGACGAGATTCACGATATGGTTGAAAACAAACTGATGGACAACGGATTGAACGACGTTGCCAAAGAATATATCATTTATCGTTCTAAACATAGACCAAATATCTTTAGTAAAAGAGTAAACTTAAAACCTTATGACTACCCTAATCTTAATGAATATGTGGATGCTATTCGTCATTCATACTGGGTACATACGGAGTTTAACTACACTTCAGATATTCAGGACTATAAAGTTCACCTTAACGAAAAAGAGAGAAGTGCGGTTGAAAGAGCGATGCTTGCAATCTCTCAGATTGAGGTGGCGGTTAAAACCTTTTGGGGTGATATCTACAAAAGAATGCCGAAACCAGAGATTGGTAACGTAGGTGCTACATTTGCAGAATCAGAAGTAAGACACGCAGATGCGTATTCTCACTTAATTCAATTGTTGGGATTGAATGGTGAGTTTGAAAACTTATTGGAGGTTCCAGCAATTAGAAGAAGAATCAAATATCTTGAGAAATCTATCTCAAACTCAAAATCTGTGGAAAACAGAGACTACTTTGAGTCTGTAGTATTGTTCTCAATGTTTGTGGAGAATGTTTCATTGTTCTCACAATTCTTAGTTATTATGTCATTCAACAAACATAAAAACGTCCTAAAAGGTATTTCAAATGCTGTTGAGGCAACATCAAAAGAGGAGAACATTCACGCTGAGTTTGGATTTGATTTGGTTAATCTTATCAAATCAGAAAACCCTGATTGGTGGACACCTCAATTGATTGAAGATTTAATTGTTGCAACAAATGAAGCTTATGAGGCTGAAAGTGAAATCGTTGACTGGATTTTTGAAAAAGGAGATTTAGGATTTTTGACGAAATCTCAGACAATGGAGTTCATTAAACATAGATTCAATGTATCTTTGAACTCAATCGGTATTGACAGTATTTTTGATATCAATGAACCGTTGTTGGAAACAACTGAATGGTTTGACGACGAAATCCTAACCACCAAACATACAGATTTCTTTAACAAAAGAAGTATTAACTACAGTAAGAAATCTAAATCAATAACATCAAACGATTTATTTTAATATAAAAACTAAAAAATATGAACGACAGAAAACCTTTTGATTGGATTAATGAGGAATCGATAACATTCCTTAGAAGAGGGTATTTGAGTGAAGGTGAAGAACCTTTAGAAAGAATTAGAACAATTGCAGAACATGCAGAAAAGTTGTTAGGTATTGAAGGGTTTGCAGATAAATTCTACGACTATATGGGTAAAGGATGGTATTCACTATCTTCACCAGTATGGGCGAACTTCGGAAAGAAGAGAGGATTACCTGTAAGTTGTTTCGGTTCTAACATCGGAGATAATATTGAATCAATTTTGTATACACAAGCTGAAGTTGGTGAGATGAGTAAGATGGGCGGTGGTACCTCAGGATACTTCGGAAACATTCGTGGTCGTGGTGCTGAGATTACTGACAATGGACATGCACCTGGTGCGGTTCACTTTATGAACCTATTTCAGAGTGTTGTGGATAACATCTCTCAGGGCTCAACTCGTCGAGGTCGTTTCTCACCATATCTTCCTGTTGAACATCCAGATATTATGGAGTTCTTGGAGATTGGAACTGAAGGGTTCCCTATTCAGGACCTAACACATGCGGTCACAGTGACTGATGAGTTTATGGAAGATATGATTGCCGGTGACGATAAAAAACGAGCAATTTGGGCTAAGGTCATTCAAAGACGTGGTGAGATTGGTTATCCATATATCATGTTTGCTGACACAATGAACAAAAACACAGTAGACGTTTACAAAGACAATGACGCGAAGATTTACAACTCTAACCTATGTTCTGAGATTGCACTTCACAATTCTGAAGAAGAGTCATTTGTTTGTGTGTTGTCATCAATGAATGTTCTTCACTATGATGAGTGGAAAGACACAGATGCGGTTGAGACGATGACCATGTTCTTAGATGCTGTTGTTACTGAATTCTTAACTAAGATTGAGGACATCAGAGATAATGGAACTATCGAAGGTAAGAGAGGATTCTTCTATTTGGAGAAAGCTTACAACTTCGCTAAGAGACAAAGAGCGTTGGGTCTTGGTGTATTAGGTTGGCACTCATTCTTACAGAAAAGAGGATTACCATTTGATACTCGTGAGACTGCAAGATTGAACGTTGAAGTGTTCAAACTAATCAAAGATAAGTCATACGCGGCATCTGAAGAATTAGCTAAGATGTTTGGTGAACCTGAATACTTGGAAGGTTACGGTAGAAGAAACGTTACGTTGAATGCAATTGCTCCAACAACATCTTCAGCGTTTATCTTAGGTCAGGTATCACAATCAATTGAACCAATTTGGTCTAACTGTTACGTTAAGGACGTTGCTAAGATGAAGGTAACTATTAAGAATCCAATTCTTAAAGAGTTGTTGAGTGAGATGGGTAAAGACACCAAAGAGGTGTGGAATAGTATCAAACAAAACGACGGTTCAGTTCAGCACTTGGACTTCTTAACTGATGACCAGAAAGATATCTTTAGAACTTTTGCTGAGATTAATCAATCGTCTATCATCAACCAAGCTGCGGTTCGTCAGTCTTATATTGACCAATCTCAGTCATTGAATTTGATGATTTCACCTGACATGCCGACAAAGGATGTAAACAAACTTCTTATCGACGCATGGCAGTTGGGAGTTAAAACATTATACTACCAACACTCAATGAACTCGGCTCAAGCTTTCTCAAGAAAGAAACTTAACTTGAACGACTTACAATGTGTGGCTTGTGAGGGTTAATTGTTAAAAAACACAATCATTTAATATAAAAGAGGACTTCGGTCCTCTTTTTTTTATAATTTAATCAGTTAAGATATTTATGAGATATGGCACAGGGCAAAACATACGGAGTTAACTTTCCATTTAGAGACAGTAGATATGGTAAATTTCTTTCATTATCGCAAGATGCGGATGAAGAAATAAGAACTGACCTATTGCATTTAATCTTAACACGAAAGGGTAGTAGGTATTATTTACCTGATTTTGGTACACGTATCTATGAATTTATATTTGAACCAATGGACGGTTTGAGTTTTGAGGCAATTAAGGCGGATATCCGTGATGCCGTCGACAAATATCTGCCAAATTTAATAATTAACGAAATTAGTATCACTCCTTATTTAGAAGATTTAGAAGCTCAAGGAGAAATAAATATGGACAATATAGGTGTTGGAGGGATTTATAGGGTTCCGGGAAGAGGAACTGAGGAATACACTGCGAAGGTTAGAATAGATTATACTATTACTGATAGCACTTTTGAGAGTAAAGATTTCATAATAATCAATATTTAATAGTATATGGCAGACAAGAGAATTTCATATACCGATAGAGACTTTGAAAGTCTAAGACAGGACTTAGTCAATTATACGAGACAGTATTACCCCGAACTTATTGATAACTTCAATGATGCGTCGGTGTTCTCTGTATTTATGGACCTTAATGCTGCAATTGGTGATAACTTACATTATCATATTGACCGTAGTATCCAAGAGACTGTTTTACAATATGCACAACAGAGGTCATCTATCTTTAACATCGCCAGAACTTATGGTCTTAAAATACCAGGTAACAGACCGTCCGTAGCCTTAGTTGATTTTTCAATTACAGTTCCTGCCTTTGGTGACCAAGAAGATACTCGTTATTTAGGAGTATTAAGAGCGGGGTCACAAGCCATTGGTGGTGGTCAGGTATTTGAGAATGTTGAGGACATCGACTTCTCATCACAATACAATTCAGATGGTTATCCAAACAGAACAAAGATACCAAACTTTGATTCAAACAATAACCTCATTAATTATACAATCACCAAAAGAGAGGTTGTGGTTAATGGAACAACTAAAGTTTTCAAAAAGGTTATCACACCAAATGAAGTAAGACCATTCTATGAGTTCTTCTTACCTGAAAAAAATGTATTGTCAATCACTTCTATCATTCAAAAGGATGGGGTGTCTTACCAATCAACTCCTTCATACAGTGACTTTATCAATTCACCTAACAAATGGTATGAGGTAGATTCATTAGCGGAGCCGAGAGTTTTTGTTGAAGACCCTTCAAAACCTTCTGACGAACCAGGTATTAAGGTGGGTAGATATATTGAAACGGATAATAAGTTTATTACGGAATATACTCCTGAAGGGTTTATGAAGGTTCAATTCGGTGGTGCTACGGTAACACCTGACGAACAACTTGCTGAGTTTGCAAATACAGGTATTCCATTAAGAGTTCAGGATTATCAAAACAATATTGCATTAGGTAAGACGGTTAAGGCAAATACCACAATATTTGTAAAATATAGAGTTGGTGGTGGTTTATCCTCAAACGTTGGTGTAAACTCAATCACTCAGGTTGGTAATACTAACTTCTATGTGAATGGTCCTTCTAACAATATTAACCAAAATGTTATCAACTCATTGAATGTTAGAAACGTAACTGCCGCTATTGGTGGTGCTAATCAACCATCAATTGAGGAAGCGAGAAACATGGTATCTTTCAACTTTGCAGCTCAGAACAGAGCGGTTACAGTAAATGATTACAATGCGTTGGTTAAGAGAATGCCGGGTAAGTATGGTGCACCTGCAAAGGTTGCAATTACCGAAAAAGACAATAAGATTAACATTGAAATATTATCTTATGATGAGTCAGGTAAGTTAACACAACAGGTTTCAAATACATTGAAACAAAATATTGCGAATTACTTATCCAACTATCGTATGATTAACGATTATATCTCAGTAAATGTTGCGAAGGTTATTGATTTGGAATACGATATATCAGTGGTATTAGAATCTTCAGAAAACCAAGGTCAAATTATTACGAGAATCATTGATGTTGTGAATAATGCGATGTCACCGGCTGTTAGAGATTTGGGTGAGAATGTTTATGTTTCAGAACTCCGTAGAGATATTCAAAATGTTGCGGGTGTTGTTTCATTAACGTCTATTGATGTCTACAATAAGGTTGGTGGTCAATATTCTTCGTCAGAAACGTCACAATCATATTCAAACAGTTCAACACGTCAGATTCAACTTGTTGACGATACTATTTTTGCTGAACCTTCACAGGTTTATCAAGTTCGTTTCCCTGAGAAAGATATCAAGGTGAGAGTTAAGAACTTGAAAACTGTAAGTTTCTCGTAAGTTTATTTACATAGACACCTTATAAACTATTTTAAAATTGGATAAATGGCTATTTATCTGAAAAGAAATTTCCTATGCCAAAATCGTATAGATTAAAAACCAAAATCGGGGTAGACCAAAGTATTCGTGTCAATATTGAGCAAGATTTTGACTTTCTTGAGGTCTTATCGTTGAAACTTAGACAAGAAGATGTCTATACTCGTTTTTGTGCCGATTACGGTGTGGTAATTGGTAGGGTCGTAGCCAACGGTGGTTACGGTATTCCTAATGCGAATGTATCAGTGTTCGTTCCTGTGGAGGATATGGACTTAGAAGACCCTGTTATCTCATCTCTATATCCATACAGAAGTCCTGAAGAGAAGAATGAGGATGGGTTTAGATACAACCTTCTTCCATATACTCAGGAATATGGTGGACATACACCAACGGGAACATTCCCAACACGCCAAGATGTTATCTCACGTCAAGAGGTATTAGAAATCTACGAAAAATACTATAAGTTCAGTGTAAAGACTAATGAGTCGGGTGACTTTATGATTGTTGGTGTTCCATTAGGGATGCAAAAGGTGATTTTAGATTTGGACTTATCTAACATGGGATGTTTCTCATTGAGACCACAGGACCTAATCAGAATGGGTCGTGGTGTTCAGGACCAATTTAATGGTACACAGTTCAAATCATCATCAGACTTATCATCTTTACCTCAGATTGTCAATCAGGTGAAAGATGTTGATGTGGCTTCGTTTTGGGGTCAAGAGGATTTGTGTAACATTGGTATCACTCGTGTAGATTTTGATTTGAGGGATTTGAATATTGAGATTGAACCGACTGCGGTGTTTATGGGTTCTATATTCTCATCTGCCGATAATCAGATGTTGAGAAAAAATTGTAAGCCGAGAACCGAGCAGGGTGACCTGTGTGGTTTGGTTACGGGTCCTGGTGAGGTTTTGGCTATTCGTCAAACAATAGATGTTGATAGTAACGGTGACCCAATATTGGAACAATACTTTTTACCTAACGGAGGAAAGGTGATTGATGGTGACGGAACATTTGTAACTGAGGTTCCAATGAACTTAGACTATGTATATACTAATGAGTATGGTGAAGAAGTAATTTCTAACGACCCAACGATTGGTGTTCCATCTAAAGCCAAATATCGATTCAAAGTAAAATATCAATCTGAAGAAAATGGACCACCTGTTGTTGATAGTGTGTTTAACCCAATTAAAGGTGAAATTATTAGAGGTAATTTTGTGGTCCCACAAATTAGGGAGTATGGTTGGAGAGGAGACGCCTCATCACCAGGTACTGACCCAAGCACTTTATCAAATACTACGACTGTATCGTTAGTCTTTAGTGACCCAAATGAGGTTGAAACACAACCAATTACAATTCCTTCTAATGCGAGTGTTGAAGTGTTGACAAGTCCTGACGCTGAGAACATTGAAACCTATGTGAATGGTCAGTTAAGAACCGAAGCGTGGATTGATTTTCCAAATGGGGGGTCGCTAGACATCCGTGTAACTAAGAGAAACAATTTAGGTACATTTACACCGGTTAACTTGGATTACGTATTACACGATTATAGGTATTCGCAGTTTCAAAAGAGTTATGCGTTCTCATTAGATTGGAATGAATATGCTGACAAAGCGGCTGGTATTAATTGTGAGGACTTCTTCTATGAGATGGTGTATAATAAGGTTTATACCACTGCACAGTTAATTGAGGAATATAGAAAGGGTTCGGGTAGAGGTCGTTTCATAGGTATTAAAGAAATATTAGACCGAGGTTGTGAAGGAGATACTAATAAGTTCCCAACGAATGATGGAGTTAGGAACTTTGACTTCTTATTCTTTTTATTCAATACTCTAATTTCATTATTAACACCTGTAATTGTAATATTAATTCCGATTGTCCACCTTTTAGCATTATTATGGCCGATTTTAAAGTGGGTTATAACTATATTCTTGGCGGGTTATTTAGGTTATCAAACAGTTAATTTTGGTATTGCTGCGGTATCTGCATTTCCTGCGGTTGGATTGATAATTTTATATGGGGTAACCACCATTATTATGGGAGTCATTACAGGGTTGTTTATTGCAAAAATTGCTCCACTTATTGTTAAGTTTAACTTTAAGAGTTTTGGTCTACCGATGATGAGTTATCCTGATTGTTTGGCATGTGAGTGTGAGGGTACTGACTTACCTGATGATGAGATTACAGATGGTTTCCCTGGTGGTGCAGAACCTGGTGAGGGTCAAGAGATTAGGAAATATACTGTTTGGGACAATGGAGGTCCGTCAATCTTGGCTCCACTTAATAATCCATCTACGTGGGGGGTTTTAGGTGGTGAACCAACAAATACTTTACCTCTTGGAGTTGACCCTGACGAATACAGTGGTAATTCTAATAAACAAAACGCCAAGTATTCTGCGGATTTATGGGGGGTAAGATATGCGTTGGCGGGATACTCAGAACCTAACAGTAATTATTATGGTGCACCTATAGTTAGGAGATATTCTAATGGTAACCAACAGAACGATAGTAAATTTTATTTATCTAAGGAAGTAACGACTGCTCAATCTATGAACCTTATGAATATGAGGTCTAGATACTTTAATGACCCATATAATACCACCAATGGTCAGAATATTATTCAAACTACGGTAGGTAATAATGTGCCATTCACTGATAATTTAGTAATTATGTTGGTAAACGTTGGGTCATCACTTAATCAGGGTGATATTTTATCGTTTAATGATGTAAATAATATACAAGACCTTAATTACAGTGCCACAACAAATCCTGTTAATCAGTTTGGTTCACAATCAATAACAGGTACAACGGCACTTTCTGTTACGAAGTCATTGACATATCTTGATGCCAATGGACAAACTCAAACTATAAGTTTAAACATATCTGCGTCTACAACTGAAAAAGAGTATCTTTTTAAGACTGGAGTGGAATACTTCCAAGTTTTAGATTCGATGTCATTGCAACAGGCTAGAGTTTTAGTGAATAACAACAGTGGTTTATTATGGACTCACTTAGTTAGAACTAATAGAATACCTTATTACAATCCAACAATTAATAGTTCGTTTTATTTTGATGCTGACCCAATGCAACTAATCAGTAATATCAGTGATAACTTTAGATTAGTCTTTATGGTGAGAGGTATTGATGTTTGGTCTGATAAACAATATATAAAATACGACCTATCAAGAATATTTGGGTATCCGACGTTTAATTCTAATGTTAAAGTAGAAGGTGATTTTTACTTAAATATTCCAGTTCAACCTAGTACCACTTCCAATAGCAAATGGGTACCTGAGGAACATACGGTTCCATACTCAACTTCGTCAGTATTTCACGAACCGTTTAATTTTAATGTTGACCCTTCAACTTACACTTCAGTTTCAACACCTAACTTACAGTATTATTCTTCATTGGGTAATGATACATCATTTAAAGCCGCATCAGGAGAAAAACCGGTTAGTGATTTTATATCAAACAATAATGGTGCGTATGAAACAGATGTGGCCAATGTAATTAAGTTAGATAATGGTCAGCCTCAATTTATTGTTAATGGTGGGACATTAATTGGTTCAGACCGTATCAATAGTATAACCGACCCTGTTGGTAATATTGGAGATTTAAAGGCTACAGTATTCTCACCTATATACAACCCAATTAATGTAAATATATCGGGTACAAACCCAAAACTTGTAATGAGATGTGATAGGTTGCCGACTTCTGATGTGGAAAGGGTCAATAAAAACAATAGTATGGCTTTCCATTTAAATCCAAACTTTGCGATTTATAAAGTGGGTAGTGACGCTCTCTCAGTATTAACTGAAAACTCTTTTGATAGTAGTGATATTTCTGAAGATTATGCTGATGAATATGGTGACAATCCACAGATTACTGCGGTAACCAGTACGTTCTCATGTGGAGAAATGGTACCACTTTCATGTTATCAGGTGGACCTTGTAAATAACACTATAACTGTTAATCCAAATTGTCCTGACAATACTAACCCTGAAAGAGTTGTAAACGGTTGTTATAGAATTTTAGAAAAACCATATGTGATTGGTATTGGTAGAGACTTACAAAACTTTAGTGAGTGGAAGGCAAGATTCAGATTTACTTTTGGTGCTTGTCGTAACGTTATTTCATTGACCTTTGTTAATAACTGGGTAAACGGGGCATTATATATGTATTCATTCCAAAAAGATGATATATACGGTAATGACTCAAATGAAACTAAGTTCCTAACAACACCAGACTACGAGTTCTGTGAGGATACAGTTGTTTATCAAGAAATTAATAACTCATTCTTCTATCGCTCTTCACCTTATAATGGGTCAGAATTCACGGGTAAGTTACCACCAAAGGATAGTGATGGAAATTTATATGAAGGACAAAACGCAGTTATGTTGGGTAATCCAACAACGATGATGGATATGGGTCCGAGAGATGAGTTCTTACAACAAATTTGTTTTAACCCTGATTATCAAGGATATATTGTTGATAACATTGCCTCAACGTCATATAAGGACACGTCGGATTTATTACAGACTTTCTTTATTTCAAGACTCACAAACGCGTCTTTCTTACAAAACTTAGTTGGTTTTGGTAATGCATCCATCTCTTCATTATTCTCAAGAGATAATCAAAGATTAGATGGTGATTTAACACAACTTATGAGTATCAACTCTGAGTTTGGTGTGATACCATATATGGGAAATAACTACCCTTCAGATGCATTGTATTTCGATTTAAATAATAATCCAAATATGGGGGTATTCTTCTCGGCAAATACGGTCAATAGAGATTTGATTACTCCAGGTAGAACCACATTCCAAGATACTCAAGCGGGTCATTTATATAACCTATATGGTTTTAAAGACCAAGAGGTACCTTTCCATCCATGGAATATTAAACCAAATAACAATGTTATCTTCGGTAATGAATATAATGATTGGAAATATAAACAACCTACAGGTAATATTGACACTATTAACTATCAAACAATTGATAGGTTAAATAGTAGTTATACCTTCCCTTCAAGCGTATCAACACCAACAACTGAAAAACCAGGGTTTATTTATAACTCAACTAATTCAGGTGGGGTCATTACATTAGACAGCACGACAAATGCCAACATCACAAATATGAAGTTATTGGTTGGTGCTCCATATCACTTCTACTTTGGTTTAAGAATCGGAAAGAGTGCAATGAATAAATACATTGACAAATACATGTTTAATCAAGAAATATTATGAGTGAACAAACGAGTAATATGAGGATTGTAATCCCTTCAAAGAAATATCAAGGGGCTCCAAATAGTGACATTACCATTCAAGCGGGATTAAATGTTACTAAGAGAGAGTTCGTTGAGGGGGATAGAACTGTATTGTTAAATCTAGCCGAAAGGTTTGACAAAGAGAGACAATCAAGTGATACTATCAGGGTTGCCGGTAAGATTACAAATATCTTTAACAATTCGTTGTCAGGGAAGTCGATGACTTATACTCCGTTTAGGGATAGTCTTTTTTATTTAGGTGCCGTTAGTTCAGTGACTTCAGGTGTATGGAAGGGATATCCACAATATGATGAGTTTTCGTTCTTTAGAACCCGCTCTGTTGAAAACCACATTCCGTTTATTCCAAAGAGTGCGGGGACATATAACTGGTCGGTATACCTTTCTTATCCGTCAGAGAATGATGACACTCAGTCGATGAGGTATTACAATGAAGAATTTAGTGCGTCGACAATATTCACAGCTGCGGATGGTGTTCCATTTGTGATTAGAAACCAAGTGGTTAATGGTAAGAAGTTAATCTTCTTCCATTGTGGGACGAGACACAATTTGAGTGTTGGTGAATGGGTGGAAACATCATTTAACTACAACGGAAAGAATACCTTCCAAGTATATAGTTTGGGAGACCAATATTATGGTAACGAAGAGAAGGTGTTTACCATCTTTGATTTGGGATATCAAAATGGTCCGTTTACCAATAACGCCACTGGTACGTTTAAACGTATTATTAACATCAATAATTCTGCTGAGACCAGGTCCAACTATTATATTAGAAAACACACCATATTAACTGAGGTCTCTGATGTGAATGTCACAAAGATGGGGTTTGAGAGAAACCCATTTAGGGTGGAGAAAAAGTTGGAGTATTCCGCATTGACTCCAAATAATGTTCAAAGAGTTTCAGTAAAAGATGGTAACCAAACCTGTGGTTATACGTTTGAGAAAGACATTGATATCTCCTTATATAGGGACAACAACGACTTACCTATAACTCAACTTTTTGTTACTGTGGTTAACAAAGGATATATGGGTTGGTTTAATAGACCTGTTGGTCAGAATATTTCTGCGATTGATATCGGTTGGGACTTTAACTTCTTAACTAATAGAATTGATGGATGGTGGGACAGGTCATCATCTCTTAACAAAGATAATGCGATTGTTGCAAACTCTTATCAATATCCTGCGAATAGTGGTCAACTATTTTACTATAACGAAGACCTCAATGTTGGTGATGTTATTAAAGGTGACTTCTGTGAGTGGAATGACTTTATGATGGAAGAGTCGGTTCTTTCTAAGATGTATCATAAGTATTCTTACAATTCTCAATGGTTCCAAACTAAGAATGGGTCCAACAATTTACCGAGTGGGTATTTGTATCAACCTCACTATGAAATTAAAGTTAGAGATTTCTCAGGGTATGTTGAAGACGCGGCACCTGGTGAGGTAGATAACATTCCTGATTATGCCTTCTTCTCGTCAAACGAGAATAAATGGAGATGGAGAGATTTGTACCCTTATGGATATATTGATACTTCAGGAAACGGTGTTGACCACCCATTCTTAAATGGTACTCACTATCCTTTCAAGCCAATAAACTTCTTACAATTCCAACCTTTACGAAATGTGAATAAGGCAAATGTAATTGTTCAACCATTAATAGACGATTGTGAATAACTATAGATTTCCAAATACAGGTATAGAAAGACAAATCCAAATTCCGTTGGAACAGGTTTGGGATAATGTGGGTCGTGATGACTTAATTGACCAATACGAGCAAGAGGTCGTTGAACAGGTCATTAACCCTATCGAGGACTTTGAGGTTGCAAGATTTGAACACAAACCTTATGGGGGTGGATTAACTAAAATCTTTTACGATTTTGAGTTTTTCCCAAACTCATTGCCGATATCTGCAGCAACATTGTCACAGTATTCAACAAACTATACAGCAGAGACCTTTACCTATGATGAGATTTACTATGGTGTAAACTCATTTACTCAGAGTTTCTTTAAGTTGGATTTCTATGATACTCCTGATACTGAAACACAGCAGATTTACCTAACCCTTATCTTCCCAAC